GAAGAGGTTGCTTAAAGTTGTAAACTACTGAATAGTGTTAAATAGTATTCCGCGCTAGATGTGTAGACAAATCGTAGACAAGCGTCGGCCACGTCGGAAATCTTTGCACGTAAAAAGAGGGCCGCCCGCAAGGACAGCCCTCTCATACAGATTGCAAGACTTTGTTACCACGTGTATGTCATCTTGACATATGCTTTGTCGTTGTCGAAATTGTAGGAAGCTCCTACACCTAAATACTTGCCGTCACGGGATACCTTACGCGAGACGCTGTAGCCGACTTCGGCGATACCGCGCCCGCCTTCGATGTCCGGCGACACCTCGACCGTGTGCAGCACCCTTTTGTACGCCTGCACATTGTACTGGTTCAGCTCGACCGGCTTGTCTTTGCCAATTGATGCGACGTCAGCCTTCTCGCCATCGCCCGACGCGACAATCGAGAAGTCAGCGCCAGCGCGCTCCTGCGCGGCCTGCGCCTGCTTCTCTACGTCTCCCCCCGTCGTGATGATGGTGTATTCCGGCGGCTCGTCATGCTGGTAGATATACCGTATCTCCTGTGCTGCGTCCTGCGCCTGCTGACGGCTAACTGGTACTTGCGCGGCGTCGGCAGCTTTCTCGACGCCTGCCTCCGTCTGCGCCTGTGTCTGCGGCTCGACGGTCACTTTTTGCGGCTGCTCCGTCTTACAGCTACGAAAGAGCAGCACGGCGATGACGACGAGAAGCACGACAAGGACTACGCCACCGATAATGCGGCGGTGAGCGAGTACCCACGCTTTCGCTTTCTCCATATCGTATCACCTCAGTAAATGATATCGCCGTCGTAAAAGCGGCCTGCGATGAGTTTCCTATCTGTGTACTGCCACATCATGCCGCCGAGGTCATCGTTGCTCGTGTCCGGAGTTGGATTCTCGCCGTTCATCCACTGTGCGTTCCAGACGGCACAGCCGAGGTCACGCCAGTCAATGAGATCGTCGAGCCACGACTTAGACGCATAGATGCCGCAATCCAAGCGGATATGATTCAGGAACTCACGGCAGATGCCCGTTGCGTTATCGCGCGAGAAGTCAAAGCCATGGCGAGTTTTGTAGCCGTCTGCATCTTCCATATCGTAGAAAACTGGCAACTCTAAGAGCACGCCTGCATCTGCAATAGCCGTGCGGCAATTCACAGCTTCCTGAACGGCCTCCTGTGGCGTCAACGCATAGCCATAATGATACGCGCCGCACTGAAGGCCAGCTTCATGAGCACCGTTGACGTACTCAAGGAATTTCTCGTCGCGGCTATTGAGGCCGTAGGAAGAACGGACAATGACAAAATCACAGCCGCTTTCGCGCACGTCCTCCCAATCAATCGGGCCGTTGTTCTCCGAAACATCAATACCGTATCTCATCGTACTGTACCTTTCCTTTCTGCGCCGTTCACGGCGCTTGCAACGTTGCTGATGTAGGGCTTGCCCTGCTCGCTGTTGTAGCGTGAGTCCATGCCGTACTTTGTCCAGCAAGCTTTCCCTAGCCCGACAATACCGGCAATGCCAGTACCGACAACCGTAATACCTGTCCAGCATGATGCCAACTCAAAGCGCGTACCTCTGAGTGCGTTGCTCCAATAGCCATAGAGCCATGAGAACATCACAGCACAGAGAAAAAGCATCATAAGCACCGACAAGAAGATGACGAGTGCCAGCCAATTCTTCTGTGCCCAGTGTGAGAACCGAACAATCTTATCTTTCATGCAATCTCAGCTCCTCTTCCAGTGCGTCTAGGCGCTCGTGTTCTGCTTTGACAGCTTCCTCGACAATCGTCAGGCGCTTGTCCTGCTCGCGGGATTCGCGCCGAAGCTCGTCCATCCACGCACGCAGATCACGCGTCACGTCTTGCAGTTGCTCGACGGTTTGCTTGACGGGGCTGACGACATTTGTTGATATGTATGTGACGCCACGCACACAAGCGCCGATGACGCCAGCGATTGTGGCGATTACCGCAATTTCATCTAGCTGCATAATATCTCCTTCTGATGAAAGTGGTTTGGCCTGAGTATCCCGGCGGTCCTTTGTTCATATACTTACCTCCTTATATAAAAAGAGCAATGTGCAAAATTTGCAAATTGCTCTTGGCTCATTATTTGAAATTGAGAAGCTTCTGGTTCTCCTGTGCTTCTTTCTTTGTCATGCCGCCCTTCGTGCGGTTATAGCTATCTTCCTTCTTGCGCTCACGTTCCTTCTTGACCGTCGAATCCTTGACACCGAGGTCCTTGAGTTTCTTCATGTTCTGCGGTGTTGGGTGTGCGATATAAGCATCGATGGCTTTCTGCTTCTCAGCGTTGAGTTCACTGCGACGTACTGATGTAATGCGGCGAATATCGCTATCTACACGCTCGTCTGTGCTCTTGAACCCGATAGAGCGAAGTAGCTTGTCGTAGAACGTGTTGTACTCTGCATTGATGCGTCCGCGCTTATCGTAAGACTTACCCGTCCCCCACGCTGCAATCTGGTTGTAAATGGCGGGCGAGAAATCACGAACGGCGTTGATCTTCACTTCTGAGAAGATATCCTGCATGAACTGCGGGATCTTCGTCGCGAGTGGCGGCAAGAAGTTCTTGAGTTCGGTCGGCACAACGTCAGACAGGCCGACGCGGTTCGAGAGATCGACACCGACGAGCGAGGATGGAAGGCCGTACATTGCCATACGCCCGATGAACTTGCCAACAGGCGTGCTGCCAGCTGCTTCCATAATGGCTTCCTGTGCGGCGAGTTTTGGACTCTTGCCGAAAATCCAGCCCAACACTTCATCGAACCAATCAAGAGCAGGCAGACCGCAGAGGCCAGCGGCAAGAAGATACGTGCCCCAGAAGATAAGCTTCTGTTTGCGGCTCGTGCGCGGCGAGCACATATCGGCCATGACTTCTAGCTCTTTGATGCCGTACTTCTTGAACTGGAGTGCGAGCTGAGCAAGGAAGCTGCCACGGCGGAAAATGTTCGGCGCGTCGGCTACCGAGTAGTCAAAGTTTGACTTCTGGTTGACCTCTTTCGCGAAGTCGATTGCTTCTTCATGCGACATGCCGCGCTTGATGCCGGATTCATAAGCAGCGAGGACCGTGCCAATGCGGACGGTCTGCTCGGATACTTTAAAGAAGGACATGCCAGCCTTGTTGATTTTCCCGAGCAGGCTCTTCGCGCTCATGCGGTTCACATCATAGCCGCTGCCGCTATCAAGTCCGATATCGTTGAGAACGTTCGTCTCTTTGAGTACCTTGAGATCATGCATCGAGAACTTACGGTGCATACCTTTCGAGAGACATTTGCCGAGCGCACTCACATCGCCGATGTAGGCCGCACTGTTCATGACCTGCGTGAGGTTCAGCAGAGCTGACGATACGTTGAAATAGCCAAGGCACATGTACGTCGTAGCGCCGGCAATATTGCTCGACAACTGCAAGACAGCGCGTTCACCATAGTGCGAGACAACGAAGTCGCGGTACACCTTTGAACGCATAAGCGCATCATTGACGCCGCGTTCCAGTGCGGATGGCGTGCCATTCACATCGTTGATATAGTCTTTCACGTACTGCGCGAGCGAGTTCTTCGAGTCTTTGGCGAAGTCACCGAAGAGGCGTTCATACAGACTGATAGCCTGCGGTTTAAACTCTGTCTCCATTGCATAGTAGCGTGATGCGGAATTGAAGTAGTGGCTCAACACATAATTCATATCCGTCTCGAATCCGCTAACGCCCTTGCGATGCAGGACGTTGCCAAAGAACCGATGACGGTTCTTCTGGTGGACATTCTGCAAGAGATCCTTAGCTTCTTCGAGGCTCATGTCGTTGTCTTTGGCAACACGATTCATGAGTGCATAGAAGTCCTTATCACCAAGCTGGACAATCCCCTTCTCGCTCATCCCGTAGCGCGTGAAGTCGAAGATTTTGGGATGGATGTAGATTTTCTGCCCGTCTTCGAGCTTGTTGTCCTTCATCCATTCTTCGGCCTTCTTGACTGCTTCGCGCTGTGTCCTGCCGCTCGTGATTGTCGTCACGTAATTGCCGTCTTCATCGCGTACTTCCACCATGTAGTTATGGAAGAAGTGCGGGATGTAGCCCTTGCGGTTCGTCACATCGCCGCGCCCTTCACGGACGCGCACCTTGTAGGTACCGTCTGCTTGCTTTGTCGCTTCGAGGACCTGCATATCTTCGTCAACGCGCATCCCATCTAGAGCCTGTTTCGTGACGCCTTCGAGCGTGTGCTCATAGTTGGCAAATTCTCGATACGTCACAAGATGGCGACCGTCATCTTCCTCGTCATGAATCTTCATGATCTTGACGAACGGATTCTGCCGTAGCTCTTCAATCTTGCTGTCAGACAAGCGCTTCGAGTAAGTCTTCGGATGCTTGTGCGCTTCGTTGACCATCTTGTACGCCTGACGCATCAGACGGCGGATTCGCGTGTAAGCTTCGGCGACATTCTCTTTCGTGCCGCTCTGGATAAGCTCTTCCTTTGTCCACTCTTTGCCCTCTGCATCACCGCTGAGCAGGATATCCGTCAGTTCCTCATAGTCGTTCTTGCTCTTGACGAGCTTCATAGCCTTGCCAAGTTTGCGCTGGTAATAAGACCGGCGCTCCGTCAGCACGTCCATAGCACGGACACCCATGCGGTAGAACTGACGGAAAGACTTGACGCGAGTAGCAACACGGGACGGGGAGGCAATCAGGTAATCAAGGATGCCAATACCCTCTTTCGCTTTTGCTTCTTCCGTGATGATCTTATCCGACTTGACGCCCATGCGTTTGCCGAGCTTGGAGGCGGCGGCCTTAATGAAAGACTGTGCACCTTTCTGCTCTGCGGCATAGCGCGTATCGGATTCGACTTCGTTGTATGGACGTTCCCACGCTTCACCGCTGGCAACCTTGCGGAACACATCACCGGCATTGTCAGCACCACGAACGACGCGCGCTAAGCGTGCTGCCGCGTCCTTGACCTTCTGCCAGAGTTTGCCGTAGAGCGTATGCTGGCCTTTCTGCTTCGCAATCATCCAGTCGCGGTACTTGTCAGCCATGACCTCGTACACGTCGCGCTCCTTCGCCTCTTTGTCGTAGGCTTTGTGTAGTGCGGCCTTTTCTTTATCTGTCAGGCACATGTCATAGACGACATGGAATGCTTCGTGATAGGCTGTACCCTTTCTGCCGAGCTGAGACAACTCGATGATAGCCTTACTGCCTACCGTGCGTTCCTTGCCGTTGATCTTGACATGCACCTCTGGCGAAAGGCCGTGTGCAGCGCGAGCGTTGCTTTCTTCGCTTCCCGTCACTTCGATAGACGGCACAATGCTGACCGATACCTCTGCGCCGTTCGGCATAGAGAAAAGTACCTCGTGGCCATTATCGCGGACGTTCTTCGCATTCGGGAAAGCACTTGCCACCTCCTGCTTGATATCAGAGAGGGCGCGTTCCTGTGCGTCAGATTCTTCCTCTGCGCTGTAACTCGTTTCCTCGTTTGGCGCTTCGGTCTCTTCTTTCTTGGCATTGCCAAGCAGGTTATCTTCGATCTGACGATTGATTTCCTTGAAGCGTTTCTCCATGGTGGCCAGCTTCTCGGCATACGGATTCTTCTGCCCGACGATTTCCTTTGCTTCTTTGAGGTTATTCTCATTCCTGCTCAGTTCAATCTCGCGGGCTTTCAACATGGTCTCCGGTGCCTTGTGCAGGGCGCTCTCGATGCCTCTTACCGTGGCCGTGTTGGCCATGTAAGCACGGCCACGTACCAGCTGGATATGTGCCTCTCCGCCGCCGGATACATAAGCCTTGACATCGAAGCCACCAATTTCACCGATTTTCACGGAAGTCTTGGAAGATAGTTTAGCAAGGACTTTGCCCAGTTCTTCCTGTGCCGCCTTGCGCTCTACGTATTCCTTGCCGGAAATGGTCATGCGGAAATTATCGCCGCTCGTATCCTGCCGCGCGGCAATGTCGCCTTTGATCTTCTCGATTGCAGACTTGAGCAAACCGATTTCCTTCGGCGCCGTTTCCAGCGTTGCTTCTGCGGTGCTTACCTTGCGGTTAAAAGCTACTTGAGCGTGCTTGTACTTCTTGATTTCACTATCGAGAGTGATGCGTTCTTTGACAAGCGGGTCACTCGTGCCAGCGTTCTCCGCGTCGGCATAGGTCAATGTTACGAGGTCTGCATCCTCTACCGTGCGCTGCTGCATGTTGTTGCTCATGGCCTGAGCGACAATTGCCGCCTTGTTCTTGAGCTTCTCCCACATGACAGCATCAAAGGAATCCTGCAAGACATAGTTAAAAATCTCAACTTCCTTGTTCGGATTGCCCTGTCTGAGAATACGGCCATGGCGCTGTTCGAGGTCTCGTGGACGCCACGGCGCATCAAGGTCATGCAGCGCTACAAGGTGGTGCTGGCAGTTCGTACCTGCGCCCATCTTCTGCGTAGAGCCGATAAGGATACGGATATCGCCTTTATCAACCTTCTCGAAGATTGCGTCCATCTGTGCTTTGTTCTTGGCACTCTGGATGAACACAATCTGATTTTTCGGGATGCCGCGTTCCTGAAGTGCCGTAATGATTTTCTTATAGACGCCAGCGTTGTCCGCCTCCGCGTCTTTATCATCCTCCTCTACTAAGTTGTCCGTCGCGTTATCCTTCTCTGCTTTTGGGATACCCTGATCGCAGAAAATGAGCTGAGCGCCCTTCACGTCCGACGTGTCCTCATACTTCTCGGCCACCGCATCAGCGAGCGCGTCAATCTTGGAGTCTGTAATGGACATCTTACGCAGATCGCCTGTAAGCTTCAGCATATTGTCGGAGCCTTTGTGCATATCCTCGCGGCGTTTTGCCATTGCGGCAATTCGCTTCGGGACAACATTCCTAATGTAGTCTGTAAGTACAGGGTCAGGTGCAATCTTGACAATAGTCGGCTTGCCGTTCTTGAGGTCAGGGATATCAAGGTCGAGGTCATCCTGCGTTTTCACGTCCGCGAACTTGCGGAACATCTTCGTGAGTTCCGGCATATTGATGAACCGCAAAACCTTCGTGACCTTGCGGAAGCCGTTGCCACTCGGATTACGCTCGATACCGGAGCCAATCTCGCCGAACGTTCTGAGCCAGTTGTCGAAAAGATTCAGTCCCTTCTCTTTGAGGCCCCTGAAATCGAGGTAGCGCATCATGGTGTACATCTCTGCCATCGTGTTGGAAACCGGTGTGCCAGTTGCAAACACGACGCCACGACCGTTATTGGCGTTCGTCAACCAGCGCGTCTTGGCATACATATCCATCGAGCGGTTAGCATTCGAGTTTGGCAGGCCGTTCACTCTGTCCATTGACGTAGTGTAATGCAGGTTCTTGAACATGTCTGCCTCGTCAACGAAAATCTGGTCAACGCCTAACTGTTCAAACGGAATGCCGATATCACGCAGGTCAGTTTTCAAGATATCTTTTAGCTTATCTTCCAGTTTCTTCTTCTGGTTCTCAATCGTGCTGAGGTCTTTCTTGCCGACGTTGCCATTCTTCGCTTCGACGATTGCCTGCTCTACTTCGTCAAGCTGTTCTCTGATGATAGAGCCAGCCGTCTCAGGAGAGAGCGGCAGGCGCTCGAACTGGCTGTGAGACATGATGATACCATCCCAATCGCCAGTCCTGATCTGCGTGAGCGTGCGTGTACGCATTGCCCGCGCTTCAAGCACTTTCTTGCGGTCAGCCGCAGAGAGCTTGCCAAATGGAATCGTGATGGTTTCCTTGCGTCCGTCCTCACGCTTGATTGTCTGCTCGACAGTAGACTTCGGCACAGCTGGGATGTAGCCAGGACGAGACTTGTAGTCGTTTTGCAGGACAAGGAGATTTGCATCAGGATAGAGCTGACGGAACTCTTTCGTGAACTGCTCGACGACGTTGTTAGGCAGGATATAGAGTGGCTTGTTCGCAATGCCGAGACGGCGCATCTCCATGCCTGCCGCCTGCATCTCGAACGTCTTACCTGCGCCGACGCAATGTGCAATCAGCGTGTTGCCGCCTTGCAGCATACGCCAAACAACATTTTTCTGGTGTGGTCTGAGCTGGATCTTTTCATTCATGCCATCGAATACGAGGTGTGAACCGTCATACTCGCGCAGGACTGTGTTGTTATAGTTGTCGTTGTAGTAGCGGGTAAGGCGCTTCGTGCGGTCCTTGTCGCTCCAAAGCCAGCTTGTGAAATCCTCTTTCATATCTGCGGCGACGACGTTTGCGGCGTCCGTAGCTGCTTGATCGAGCCGTCTTTCCTTGCCCTTGCCGGAATAGACTTCGATTGCCTTGTTGTTCAGGATATCAGAAAGCAAGTTGGCAAGAGAGATTCCTTGCGTCTTGTACTTGCTGCTACTCCCGTAGCCATCGACTATCCATTTAGCACCACTCGGGATGAATTGGATGGATAGCGCACCAGCTCGCCCCGTGATGCGGTCAGCGAACGCCTGCACATCACTAGCAGGAATCCACGGAGCGCCCATCGTCACGCAAATCTCGTCGGCAATCAGGTCTTTTGGGATGACCTTCTTGAGTTCATCCACATTCCTTTGATAGCTCGGGTCCTGCGCGGCAGCATTCTCAGCCTGTGCAAGTTTCTCGCGGACGTTGCCGGAGAGGTATTCGTCGCGCGTCTCATATGCTTCTGTGACAGGGTTCTTGAAAATCTGCCCTTCCAGTCCAGCAACAACAGTCTCGGGATTGCTTCCCATGAGCTGTGCCATATACGGAAGGTCGACGCCACCCTTGTTGCGGAGAGAGACGATTAAAGCGTCGTTAGGAGTTTTTACAGACTTCACTTCCTGGATAGGTGCAATAGCTCGTTCCTTAAAGATGCCCATCTTCTCAACCGACTTGATTTTCTTCTTGGCGCCGATGCCAGTATACTCTACCTTCTCAAGCGCCATAACCATACCGGCAGATGGATCGTCGATGTAGGCACGCTGCACCGTCGGGTCATTGAGATAGCCGTTCTGCTTGACGAAAGTATCGTAGGCAGTATTCAGCTGCTTGCGCAGTTTATCTACCGTAGACTCTTTGGCGTTCGGGTCCATTTCTGCGAGCATCAACGAGTTCAAGGCGTTCTTGACTTTAAGGTAGCCTTTCAGGCGCTTGAGCTTATTGCCTGCGCCGACTTCTACGGCAGTACCGTCCTGATTCTGGTAGACCTTGCCGTCCTTCTCATAGTATTCAAAGTCGCGCGTTTTCTCATCTGCACGTGCCTTGAGGTTCGCCTTGATGGTGTCGAACGGGCCTTTGCCAGTACGGTTAATCGGCTTGTAGATATCCTTCGGCAGTTTGTTCATTGCCTTGGCGAGATCCTTAGCAATGTTGGCGCCTTCGTTTGGCTTGACCTGCATGACATCATTACCATACTGGTCGCGTCCGGAAGATGCCTTGCCGATGATATTCTCTGGATGGTCCTTGAAATACTTGTTGACCGTCACGCCACCATACGTATCTCCGCGCCAATTCGTCTGCGTGAACATCTTCGTGAGGTGCTGGAAATCCTGTGCGTAAGACGGCTTCATCTCGTTCTCGCCGCGCTTGCGGAAGATGACGATATCCGTGCCGACATTCGTGCCAGACTCACCGAATGCGCCAGAGGGCAGCTTGTACGCGGCTACCATGTCGGCCTTCTTGCCGATGTATTCGCGCATCCGTGCCCCGTCCTGGCTGTTGGTCAATGAACCCTGCGACGTGATGTATACCATCAGGCCGCCCGGACGAACCTTATCCATTCCGTGTGCGAAGAAGTAGTTGTGAATCTTATAGCCCGCAATACTATGGTTCGCATCGAATGGAATATTGGAAATCACGAGATCATAGAAATTGTCTGCAAGTGACGCCTTCTCAAATCCCGTACGTTCAACCAGCGCACTCGGATAGAGCATACGCGCGAAACGGGAAGTGAGGTCGTCAATCTCGATACCACGCAAACTGGACTTCTTCATCATGTCGCGTGGCATACATCCGAAGAAGTTGCCCGTTCCCATCGACGGATCGAGGACACGGCCGCCATTGAAGCCGAGACGAGACACGCCTTTCCATACAGCCTGCACAATGTCGGCAGGCGTATAAAAGGCGTCGTTGATGGTACTCTTGGCGGCCTCGTACTCTTCTGGCGTGAGAACCGCACGGAGTTCCTTATTCTCTTTTGTGTCAAGGAATGCGTCTTTGAGTCCGCCCCAGCCGTTGTAGTTACCGAGGACAGCCTGCTCTTTTGGCGTAGGCATACGGTTCTCTGCTTCGAGCTGCTTCAAGAGCTTGATTGCGGCAATGTTCTGCTTGAACCGCACTGCCGGTGTTTTCTTCGTCTTGCTAGGCTTGATTTCATAATCATGTCCCGGCGTTTCTTCCGGCGATGGATTCTTCTGCGCCTCGGTCAGTACAGGCTTTTCAGTTCCTCGTTTGCGAGTTCCATTGCCTGCTGTCTCTTCCAGCTCAGTTCCCGCTCGTACTCCAGAGGGCTCAGTCCTTTCGGGATTCTCTCTTTCAGCACTTCCAGAATCTCTTCCTCGCGAGATCTTGCTTTCTCCACCTTCTGCTCCAGATACGTTTCTGGATTCAGCCCCTCCTTCTCCAGCTCCTTCAGCAGTTGCGGATTGCTGTCCTTCACGTCCTGCATCAGTGCTTTCGCTCTTCTCTTGTCTGCTTTCGTCGCCATGACTATGCGCCTCCTTTTCATCAAAGAACTTCTTGATTCCATTATACGACGCTTCAATCATAGGAGCAAAAGATTTGTGCTGTCCCTTGAGAAGCTTCTTCATGTCGGCCTGCATGTCATCAAGCGTCGTGATGCCGCCCTCGTAGCGCGCGCCTACAGCTTTTGAGATGGCCATGACCTTCTTCTCGTCGAACGGCACGCCCTTCGGCCATGTGCGGACAGTCTCCGCAAGTGCAGGTGCCCACGGTCCAATTTTATCGCCGAACGTCGCATTGAGCTTCGCAACAAGCTTCTTGACGGTGTTGATGCCGTCCTTGACGTAGGTCATCGCGAGCTTTAGGCCGAGCGTGTAAATCTTCGGATTGAACACAGGGTTTGCTGACAACTTGTTCAGCTCTGCGGCCAATTCCTTTTCCAGCTTCTCGCGTTCCTCTGCCGTATTCTCGATACCGTCAGGAGCCGTCAGCACGTCGTCAGTGAGATCGTCCTCGCTGAGCCCGAGCGCATCCAGCATTTCCCTGTCCGCATCCTCGACGCTGCCGAAAATGGAAGCGTCCTTGACAATATCCGAAGCTGCGACTTTCGTCGATCCTGCCTCTTCCTGTACCAGCTTCTCCTGATCCTCTGCACGAGTCTCCGGCGCGTTCTTCTTTGCTTCCTGATGCTTTTCCCACGGACTTCTAGGCGGCTCGCCGGTTGCCGTTTCATAGAGATTCTTGATAACATGTACCACCGAATCGATAGCACGATCTTCAGCCGGATAAAGCTTCTCCTCTTCCCACAAGTCGCGGCGCCTCTGGCGAAGTTCCGGTTTCTTGGTCCCTTCAATCCACGCCTCCACGGCAGCATAGTCTTTCTGCTTGGCCAACTGATGAAGCGTATACTCGCTGTTGGCACTACCTTTTTTCAACGCCCGGTTTACTTCATCCACCGAAACCGTGATAATCGGCGTGTCCTTCTTCTTGCCACGCTTATTCCAAATGGTCATGACGCCATTCTTAACCGTTCCTCGCATGGCAGTGTCGTCTTTCGATTTATCCGAGAAACTGCCGTCTGCATATGCAATATTCTTCTTGCCGCTGTCCGTGACAACCGTTGTTTCGGTGCCTTTAATGCCGTGGATAGGCTCGCCTATTGATGACTCTTTGCTGTTATCTTCCTGCGATTTGATTTCTCGCGACTTTTCAGAACCATACCATGTAGCGAGATCATCCATGATAGCTTCTTTTGTGCTGCGCTTGTTGAAGTCGAGGCCGCCGTGCATAGCATAGTAAACCGTTTCGGCAGGGGTAAGCTCAGTCACGGAACTGAACATTCCGCCTTTCGTACCGATAAGCATATATCCGCCTCTGTCGGTTTCGATTGCCCGGAAAGCACCTGTGTCGATAGCTTCATCAATGAACTTCTTGCGCTTGTCCGGGATGGATGCAACGTCTTCCCTGGTAACGCCACGGACATAATCAGCAAGATTGCTAGGAACGCCGTCTCCCTGTGCTTTGAGGACAGCATCTACGGTATCACCATTCAAAATTTGGTTGCCGCTACCAGTGACTTTTGTCTCGCGCGGTTTCGTTGCAGAGTTGCTCTCAGCAGCTTTTTTGATGAAGTTATAGTGTGCTTTCTCGCGTCTCGTTTCTTCTGCTTCGACAGCTGAGTCAATCTTATCGGCGTAGGCAGCAACCTCTCTTTTCTCTTCATCGGTGAGATGCGCATCCCGTGGCCACTTGGTGCCGAGTGCAAAAGAACGGTCGTCGTATTCGTCGATGTCGATTTCCCCGTCATCGTACTGCTTCTTGATTTTGTCGAGGGCGTTCTTGTAGCGCTTGACTCCAGCACTTACCGGGGCTTTACTTTCCTTCGTGCCACTGTCTGCGCTGTTGAATACGCTACGCTCTGCTTCTTCAACAAATGCATCGCGCCCATCTGCGCCACCCTTGTTGAAAAGGAAACGCTTCGCGTAGCGGTTGTAGTAGCCGCCGTGCTTCTTGGCAATGACATTGATAGCCTTGTAGGTATCTGCATCAACCTTGCTGCTGATCTTCGCGGCAGGAATCATCGCGCCGGTCTTCGTGTGCTTGAAGTCGCTCGTGTCAAAATGGGAAGATGCTTTTACTTCACTTTCTTCTGCATCTGCGCGGCCTTTTTCAGGTTCGGCGTCTTGATGCGGATATCCTTCGGCTTTGCCACCCTGCGCGGTCTCGGCGGTCTTACTGCTGTACTTCTGAGTCTCATGTTTCTTCGTCTCCTTCTGTGGTTTGATACGATTGATGGTTTTATCGGCTTCTGCAACGACCTCTGTTTTCTCCTCACTGGAAAGGGCCTTATCGCTCATCGCCTTATTCTTGAGGTTTTCAAGTTGGTTGATAGAGTCCCCTGCCGAGAACTTGCCAGATTTGAAACGCAGATAGATTTTTTCAGCGTCCTTCTTGTACTTGTCAACCTTCCCGGCCTTCTTTGTCTCGGCTTTCACTTTGGCCTTGCCGCTCTTCATGCGGCGGTCGCCTTCCTCGTAGAGAGGGTCTACCTTGACGCGCTCAGTGCCATTGTAGTTGGCGTCATCATAGACGAGGCCAGCGTTACGGAGTGCCTTCTGCTCGTCTGCCGAGAAGATATTGAGCGGCGCACTGAAACCGTCGTCTGCCTGTTTTGCCGCCGCAATGGCGCTATCTGGGATAGAGGCAAGCGCATTCCCCTGCTTTGGCGTAGCCGTTGCGATGTGTACTTTCTGCGCCGTTGCCTGTGGAGTCGACTGTGGCGCGGCTTGTGCAACTGTCTGCTGTACCGCCGGTGCCTGCGCCGCCTTGCCCTGCAAGCGGGCAATCTCTTCATCCAGCATGTGGATGTATTCACCAACCTGTTGCTTCTGCTGTGGATGAATTGGATAGTCATGTATCGCCTGAAGCGTGTCACGGCGGTGGCGCATGAACTCATAGTTGTAGCTGTCACGCTGACCGTTATTGAGCGCATCGTATATAGCGGCGCTGTCACCCGTCGGCACGCCAAGCGCCGTGCCAATCTTGTGCATCTGCTCATTGATGCTACGAATATAGTCTTTGTTGTAATTGAAGTTGTTGGCGACCTGACGGAGCTCATCAAGATATCCAAGTGCACCGGCAGGATTCCCCTTAAATGGTGCAAGGTCAATCGGCTTGAAGATTTTCGGAGCGAGCGCAGCGTGCATCTGAGCTTCTTTCGCCTGCTCACTGTCAAGGTTTGGTGTATGTACCTCGATGTGCTGCGGCTGCGGCGCCTGTTTCGGCTGTGCCGGTGCCTGCGCCGTCTGAGCAGCCTGTACCGTCTGCGGCTGATTCTCCTGCACGTACTGGCGGAACGCATCGCCATAGTTGTCGAGGATAGCCTGCTTGTTTTCTTCCGTTGCCTTGAATTTGTTACGACTGTTGAACATGTCGCCGAAAAAGTTAATCTCGTTGGCGTCCGTGGACATGTTCTGCCAATCCTTCGCGAACGATGCAAACATGCTGTCCATAGCAGGGTCGTCTGCACTAATCTCGAACGAGCCGGAGAGGTCAGGCGTACTGCTTGTGTTGTCGCCGCCCTTGCGGCTTGCTCGACGAGCCTTGCCGCCAAACATGGCGTCCTGAGAAAGGCCAGCCTGCTCAAGATAGCGATGCATACCGCCCTCGTATTCGCCGAGGTCTGCCGTAAAGTAGCCACCATGCTGAAGCGCTTCGGCGAACTGGTCCGCCGTCTTCGCATCATAGATGCCATCCTCGCGGTATTTTGGATAGTAGTTCGACATGTAATCGATGAACTGCTGGTCGTTATCGAAGTGGAGATAGTTGCCGTCATTGCCTTTGACACCGCCGTAATTGTGATCTTCTACAGCGAGTTTGCTTTTGCCGCCATCGCTCTCATGTGAGAGCTGGGACCAAATGAAGTTGACCGGCAGGTTTGTGTTCTGCGCGATAGCCATGGCAATGTCGCCGACTGGCAGATTCGACAAATCTACACCGCCCGTGCTGTCATCCATATCGCTATCATCCATATCGGAGTCCGATTCACCAACACGGATGCCGTCAGGAATTGGTTCGCCGTGGTCAGAGAAGTGGATGTGTCCACCCGTTGCGTTAGCAGAAGGATGCTCGTACTCATCGAGCGGCGTGAGTCCAAGCTTTTCGCCCTCACTGATGAGCCAATCGCGCGCTTCCTTGTTGTTTTCGAGGTTGTCGTCAGCCGTATCGAATGCCTGCCCGCTGTCGTGCCAGCTGCCGCCATCGCCGTTGCGCTTCATCGACGTAACAAAAAGGTGCTGGCCATATTTGTTGTAGTACGCAGAATCGAGCAGACGCATCTTCTGGTCTGTGAGCGGTGTTACATCCGTGCTGGATACTTCACCAGATACCGTGTACTGCGGGTCGCCTTCGAGCGCCGAAGCGTCGTAAGAAGAACCCGAGGATGTATCAGATGTATCAGATGGAGCCTCGTAGGACGTATCCTGCATAGCCGTGGGAGCAGTGTATGGATTGTTCTCCATATCCTGTTGCGCCGACTGTATAACACTCTGCTGAGTGGCCTGGGAAGTGATACTGTCGATATCATCCTGTGCCTGATCAAGGAGCGAATCCGCCGCCGTACTGCCATTATCTCCTCTGTTTCCGAAGTGGCGGATAGCACCCATGGCGCCCATAAGAGGAACCGCACCGGCTACCCCCAGCTTAGCCGCATCCCACTGGTCATCCGTCCATGCGAACGGGTTGAGAATCTGGTTTGCTGTATTGGGTGATTTCCCTTCTACACCGTCCTGGATGCCCTGCTGTGCGCCTTCTTCATATCCCTGCAATGCCATCTCAGCTGCTGTTGTTGGCACGTACCCGGCTACACGGCTTGCCGTATTCACAACAGGGTTCGAGAAGTGCGGCGTCTTGATCTTGATCTTGCCGAGCAGACCGCCTTCAAGAGCATTGGTTGCGGTCAAGAGTCCGACATTCTCGCCAAACACGTTCCAAGCAGCCTGCCGCGCTTCTTCTGGTGTTGCGCCGTTTTGAAGCATTTCACGCTCGGTATTGCCGCCTTCCATCATAGCCTCGACCGGACCGGTGAGGGCAAAACGCCCAGCCATCGGTGCCATTTCCTCCAGCACACCACCAATCTTCGGGACGGCAGAAAGCGCCTTGGGTACTTTTGAAAGAGCCATGGCTGCACGTGCCGGAAGAAGTTCAGGTGCAATAGCGGCTACAGGTGCTGTAGAAAGCATTGAGCCAGCCATCATACCAAACGCGGACGCGAGGCCGTTCGGATCTGTCAAATAAGCAAGAGAGAGTTCTGGCGCAGACATAGCTGGAAGTTCTGCCTCGCCTTCCTGTGCCTTCTCATTGAGGTAATCTCCAACCCCCTGCGCTCCTACAAACTGTGCGACATCTGCTACGCCTTGTGTTGCTGCGTCTGCTGCATGACCTACAATCTGACCGAGAAACGGAATGGTGCGGTAGTTATAGTTTCGGTTTGTATAATCAGCTAAGCCGCTAATGTCACCAGCAGAGATATATTTCCATGCATTATCCCCGTTGTCATCATCGGAACTATCGTCTGGCGGCGTGTATGTCGTATTGCCATACGCCTCATCTTCTTTGAAGTTTTCTAAAAGCTGTTTTCCGTTCAGCCCCATAGGTGTGCCTCCTTATCCATTCTCGTTACTGCTGTCAATGTAGCTGTAACTCGGGTCCGCATCCGCGCCCTGCACCGCGTGGAAATACTGCTGTACCGATGGCAGGTTCCAATAATACTGGAATTCGTTGTCGTTCATGTTGACGCCAGGCGAATCCATCAGGTACGTGTAGATATAGCTTGGGCTATGGTTCTCGGCAATGAGCTTCGTGATGACCTGAATGGCTTCTTTGCTGGCGAGATTATCTCCAGAAGAAGAACCACCAGACGACTTACCACCGCCGCCTTTGCCGGAAACCTGTGCTTTCGCAACGCCCCACTTGCCTCTCAGGTTAGCAAGCTCAAACTGAATCCTTCCCTTCTCCGCTTCGAGCTGAGCCTTGAGACCGTACTCATGCGACTGTTCAGCCATCTTGATCTTGCCCTCGATTTCTCTGAGATGTTCTGTCAGCTGCGTCTTGTACTGCATCTGCTGCAAGTCATAGCCCTGCTTCGTCGCCATGTTCTTTTCCTTGTATGCCTGCTGCGCCGATGCCGTATCCTGCTGGCGGTCAAACGCATAGTCCTGCTTCGGGCCAGCGAACATGTTCGCGTAGTAGTTGGCCTTGTTCGCGTTCTCGTCACTCATCATCGCGAGCAGGCGCGTGCCAATCTGATTGATACTGCCGCGCGGTGAGAGTCCATACTGGTATAGCGCGTCCGTCAACTGAGACATGCGCTGTGCCTGATAGATGCCAGCACGGCGCGCCGCTTCGTTGCGGGAGACTTCCTCGTTGTAGCCGCGCTGTCGGAGTCCCTGATAGATGCGGTTGTAGTAGTCATCTGACGTAACATCGAGATTGCCATACAGCGCGTTCTGGATGCCACGGTAGTAGTCATCCTGCAAATTCTGTGCCGCGTCCTGCTGTGTGTTGTCTGCGCCGAAGCCTGAGAGGTCGATGCCAGCCGCCGCCGCGCTCTGGCGAATGGAGAGAGCGGCGGCATGTGCCGCATCCATCCCTTGCTGGCTCCCGGCTTTCTGAGCCTTAGCATACATCTGCTTTGCACGGATAAGCTGGTTTGCGAGGTCACGCCCGAGTGCGCTGAGCCGCTGCCCCTGCGCCATGCCCTGCGTTCCCTGCATGGGGATACCCTGTTGAGCCTGTGCGACGGGGATATCGACCATCGTCGGTGTTGGATTCGTGAGCAGGCCGGAAATAAGGGTCCCCTGCTGCAACGGGATAGAATACTGCTGCTGCGCCTGTGCCTGTTCCTTTGCAGCCCCCTGCAAGGTTGCCTGCGTCACTGCGTCAGCCGCCGTCTGAGGTTGTGCCTGCTGCGCCTGCTGGCCGATATACGCGCCGCTCTGGTCGAACCATTCTGGATGATCGGCACGTTCCAAGTCATAGGCGTACTGCTGTAAAGCGGCAGGGTCGTTCTGATACTTGAGGCGCTGGACCTCGCGCGGGTGCAGCGCATTATCGAACTTGAGCGCATCGTCGAGATTATCGAACGTCGCGACACCGTTGTCACCCACCTCGTAGTAACGCTTCTGTGCATCCTCGTCCGAGAGAATCTTCCCGTCAGGCGTGACGTTCATGATGACGTGGTTGCCGTTATCATCCGTGAACACCTGCGAGACCATCGTGCTCGTCGTGCCGTCGTCGTTCTTGACGAATGGGCGCTGATAGATATTGCCGGAGTCCCACCTGCCATTTCCGATAGGGAGAGGGTAGAGCACGTCGCGTTCTCGCATCTGGTCCGGCGATGCGTCCTGCATGGAGAGGGCACGCTGGATCAGCTCGTTACGGTTCTGCTGAGCCGCCCATTTTACCGGGGCATCCTGCTGTGCCTGCTGAGACTGCTGCACCGTGTTCTGCGCTACGTCAGCCGCCGCCTGTGCCTGTTTCTCCGTACCGCCCAAGAGTCCCGTCTGTAATCCTGCCGCAATAGCTGCCTGTTGGTCAGGAGTAGGTTCCTGCACTTGCGACAAAAAGGGCACGAGTCGTGCCCCATTATCGCGGCTGTATGGATTTGTATTGATCGTGAAAAGCCCACCAGCCATTCTTATACCTCCTTAAAAGAACGTCGCGTTCGGATTGCCGAGCTTGTTGATGTAGTAGAGCGGGTCGTTCTGCTGAGACTTCTGAAACGCGCCGAGAAGCCCCTGACGTAGCTGTGCGTTGCTGGCCGTGTTATTCAACACTCTCTGGTACTGCTCTGATGCATAGTCCATACCGGGCGCACTGGCCTGGTATGCTTGCATCTTGCTCGTCGGTGTTGTTTTTGTCTCCTGTCCGAACGCGATACTACGGTCCGGTGTCGTGCCAATACTGATACTGTTGTTCGGGTCGAAGCCGACGCGCACATACTGTGGCGCACCTGTACCGCCACCATAGCCGCCGTAGCTATCGCCGAAGTCCTCATTAGACGCCTTTGCCGCCGCGTCGCGGTTCTTCGCGCCAATCATATGGTCATAGCTTCCACGCAAGAGCTTGCCAAGTGCGAAGCCAACCATTGTGCTAGGATCCGTCGTGCGCGATGCGTTAAGCATCTGAATCATCTTCTGCCACGTCGTCGCGTCCTTCTGGTTCCGTTCTGCCATGCCGCTGGCATTACTGATCTGCCATCCGGCATTTCCATTCAAGTAATTCATTGCCATTCCTATCACCTCACGTTCCTGCGCCCGAGCCACCACCGCTGAATAGCATCATGGCGAGCTTGATAAGTTGCTGTTGTTGGGCTGTCTGTTGAGCTTGAGCGGCCTGCGCACCTTGTGCGGCCTGCGCCGTTGTTGACTGCATCTGCGAATCGCGCTGGTTCATGAGTGCGTTCTTGCCGCTCATTGCCTGCGCCTGTTGCTGAGAGCCTAGAGATGCCATACTCTGCGCGACGCCGTTAGCGTTCGGCAGATTGATGTTTGGCGTCTGTACCTGCGTAGGAACCTGTGTAGGTACAGACCCGAGCAGGCCATTCTGCAATGTATTGTTCCCCTGCTGCGCGAGAAGCTTCTTGTACAGTTCCTCACTCTGGTCGGGGAATCCGAGCAACTGAGCATCCATTACAGCAGACCTCCCATCAGGCCGGAAAGCAAGCCGCCTCCGCCACTCGTATGCTGCGTGCTAGAAGAAGTAGTTGTACCTTTGCCAGCAGCCGCCGCAAGTGCGCTTGTCGTGCTGCCATTGAGTCCGAGCGATGCATTCCAGAGGTTAAGCGCCGGTTGCTGTGCCGCTTCCTGTGCCGCTGCCGCTGTTGTGATGCCGCTCGTTGCGCTATTGATCTTGTTGCCGTAGATGTTGCCGAGTTGACTGATATTGTTACTGTAGTTCTGCGCCATCGTATTGGCTACATTCTTGCTGATATCGTTGAGGCCCTGCGACGTGACCGAGCTATTCAGAACGCCATTCTGTGCCGACTGATTGAGCAACTTGCCGTAGCTGTTCTGCACGCCATTCTGGATAGCATCCTGCATGTTCTGCAAGTAAGCTGTCGGGAGCTTGCCTTGTGCAAGGTCGTTGTAGCCAGCTTGTGCCTGATTGATTTGCTGCTGTGCCTGATTGTTGAGCCCGTTGAAGTCAACCTGCACTGCGCCGATAGAGTTCTGCAAGATATTGCGAGCCGTATCATTAAGCCACAAGCTGTTTGGCGATATAGCGTTGGCATATTGTGCCTGCGCTTTCTGTAACTGTAGTTCGTATTCTGTTGGTGTGTATGTCGATGTGTTGTTGACCGTCGTACTGCCGCCGCCCTTGAAACGACAGTGCCGGAAGTATCTGCGGTAAACGCGATCATCGAGTGACCGCATGTCGGGGCTGATGATTTTTCCTGTGTGAAGGAATCCCATTACTTGCCTCCTTATTTCATGAGGAACGACAAAGCACTATTCTGTGGGAGATTACCATAGATTCCCGCCGCGTTCCATGCTGAGTTTGGTTGTGTCGATTGCTGCTGTGATGTATCGCCGTTCTCGACGGCGTTGAGATTTGGAACGGACTTGTTCTTCTTGTCGGATAGATTGCGTGCGAGTGCTTGCCGCATCGAGTCCTCACCTGCTGGCTGATAGGCAAGTTTGAGCTGATTTGCCAAGCCCTGGTACCCTTCGGCGTTTCCGTTCACAGCCATCGCCTCGGCCAGTTTCCGCTGGTCGCCGCCATTGCCATAGAGCTTCGTGAAGATAGCTTGTCTGTCAGAGTAACTGTTTGGGTTGTTCTGGTAGTTGTTTAAGAGGTCACGTATTTCCTGCGGTACATATTCTAATCCGTCCGATTGTGCTGGCTGTTTGTCTGCCATGCTTTCACCTCCCAAGTCACGTAGTATGCATAGCCGTCTGTATCTTTCCATGCCGGTGCGCATCGAGCTTTCTCGCCATCTGCGTTCTCGCAATAGTAGATTGGCACACCGTCAGTTGTTTGTTCTTCCTTCACGACGCGAAAGCCAAAGAAGCGAATGTACGGCTTGATGTGTCGGATGCAGATAGCCCCGCAATGGCTATAGCCTGAGACGATAGCCATTGAATCCATGACACGCTTCCAGAATCGGCCATCGCCGCATAGCTGATATGCCATGACCATCTGCGTCTTCGGTTCAAACGCAACCTCGCAGAAGCCTCGTTCCAGGAAGAAGATCAGCGAAAAGCCTTCGTGCCTTCGGAATGGATTGTGAGTCTTATCCTCGTAAATGCGAATCCATTCCTCAAACGTCCGCGTCATGACAGTGCCGCCTTTACTTCTGCTTCCGTGAAGCCCAAGCGCAAGAGCTTGCAATGCTCGTCCATCTTTTTCTCGTACTGGTAATATGTCTTCGTACCGGTATTGCGGTCTTCGTCGATGACAATCTTATGCGTATCATCCGACACACCCGCCGACTCGTCGGCAATCGTGCCGACGTTATACCACTGGTACATGCTGTCGAGCAAGTCCTTGAAGTCCCCCTGCCATTTCTCTTTCGGGAAATTGGCTTTCACAAAAAGATAGTCTTCCTTCGTATTCAGTGTATGCGGATATCCTACCATACTTGTGCCTCCTCACGTGAACGTGTAGTAGTTATGGATTTTCTTGATGGACGCCTCAAAAGGCATCATGTCCTTGAATGTGTCTAGCTGTCGTTCGAGGACGGAACTGTTGGTAAAGGTGACGCCAATCTTATCATCCAGCTTGAATTGGATCTCGACGCAGGTCTTTCCCTTTACGGCCCGCGACTCGAATTTCCGATAAGCCAGCACGACGATGGTCTGGTTGAAAAGCTCGCTGATGCTTACCTTATCCCCTTCCATCCCTTTTTCTTCTTTGGCGAAATCGCTGAATCTATGCATAGCCGCTCACCTCTTCCCAAAGCTCATCGATATGGTTAGCAACGGCATAATGATGCGCGTTGGCGTGCTGTACCCATCCCCTTGCGCTGGCCACTTTCGCCTTTGCTGTTTCCGGCGATATGCGGCCTTGTTTCAGGAGATGCATCACCTCACGGAGGTGCCTGCGGATACGCGTCGCCGTCTTCTTGCGCACAAGGATATATCGGGGAAAATGACGATATCCAAGAAAATCCACGCCCTGCGCTGTCGGGAAAAGCTGGCATTTACTGAGCTTCAATTTCAGTGTGCCGGCAAGATAACCGGGCAACTCTGCGCGGATCTTCCGCAGCTCGTCCTTGTCATTCGAGAAGAAGCAGAAATCGTCGCAGTACCGTATGTAGTCGCGGATATGCCAATGCTGCTTGGTGTAGGTATCCAGCTCATTCATGTAAAGATTGCCAAACCACTGTGATAGGTAATTGCCGATTGGCACATTCGTGTCCGTGTGGGTACTGTCAATCACATCATCCAGCAAGGCCAGGAGTCTTTTGTCTTTGAGTTTGTGGCGCAATATCGTTTTCAGCACCTCGTGATTCACAGATGGATAGAACTTGCTGATATCGCACTTGAGGCAATAACGATTGTGCCGCACCATCTCCATGCAACGTCTGCTTCCTGCGTGCTGCCCTTTCCCCTTCCTGCATGAATAGCTGTCGTAGATCATGAGCTTGTCAAAGACTGGCTCCAGCACGTTCATGACCGCATGATGCACGATGCGGTCCGGGTAAAACGGCAGGATGTAGATGGTCCGCTCTTTTGGCTCATAAATCTGCTTCGTCGTGTAGGATGCGGTATGGAATGTTCCCTGCTCCAGCGATTCCTTCAGCTTCATCAGCCACGGTATCGGGTCCGCGTCATACGTTCGGACATTCCGCTGCCAATGCTTTCCTTTAGACGCCTTGTGGTAGGCTTCCTGTAGATTTTCCATATCGACTATCTTTGTAAAGAAATCACCATATCGTTTCATAGTTTCACCTTAATGGGGCGGACGTTCGCCAAAGGCTACACTAGCCCGCCCCGTCTCCCGTTGTGTATTTTGGCTATGCCAAGGCTCATGCACCCAGCCGAGGGATGTTTGGCTAGACGCTTTTTATCTCCCGTATCAGACGTGCCCTGCCCCGCGTTGTCGTCATTCCGGTTAGACGACAAGTTATTCAGATTGACTGAGCGCGAACCGCAAGACGACCTGTCGTCCCACTTACCGCCGACAATAGCACGGGCGGTGCATAAGCCCTCTATAAAAAGTCCAGATGGACGATTACAGACAAATTAATAAAATCAAAAAATCAAGCCGCTCGACCTGCGACCTGGCGTCCCGCCGGGCCACGCGACTAGAGGATAGCGGCCCTCGGCTCAGACGCGCCCCGCCCCGCGCGGTCGTCAAACCGGAGAGACGACAAGATAGCCAGATAGACCGAGCGCGAACCGCAAGACGACCCGTCGCCCCACCCACCGCCGACAATAGCACGGGACAGCGCGCCATAAGAATGACCGTAGATGTTTGTAGAGCCGTCAACATTGATGTTTGCGACACTGCGTCCATCGTTTTGCCAGTTATACCCGATAAGCCAATGGTCGCCTTCGGAGCTGGACGTCTGCCCACTGCCGCCAGGCATATCGCTGTTGCTCGTAGACGCATTTGGGTGGCCGCTTATATCAGACGTCCATTGCCACATCCAGCCACAGCAGTCTTCGCAGCCGATATTTGAGATCATGCGCCTGCCTGCTGTATCTACATGGCCTCCCGTCGTATTCGCGTCAGCTGACCCCTTGATGTTCGTTTTCTCGTTGGAGCCCTTCGCAAATGCGACATACTGGTCGCGCGAAATCAGATGCTTCTTTACCTTCGCAAACTCCTCGACGAAAAGCTCACCGTGAAAGGGCTTTGTGCTGTAACCATCTGCTACAACGCCGCCATATGCGGACACGAGGCTTGAGCCATTCCACGAATCAAGATAGATATCGACCCACTGACTGCCGTCCCACACCATGCCCTCATTCTCAGATGTGGCGCGGAACTTCAAATCCCAGATCGATGCAGGCAGGATATCGCCAGCGACGTAGCCCGATAAAGCATGGCCGCTGATCGTACCGACGTCCGCGCACAGGCAATGGAAGCCGCCGATTTTACGAGAGCTGTCTGCGGTGTATTTTGTTGGTACGGTACTGTTTGGCGACACAACCAGCTTCAGCGCATCGCCGTCGGCGCAGGCATAGACATAGAAGTCCTTGCCCTTACGGTTCACCGCCTGCGTGTAGTCAAGCTGGCATTCCCAGACAACATTGCCGTCGTTGTACGTGCTGCCGAGCGTAGTCGGGAAAGACGGCGTGAGCGTAGAGCTTGTACCTGCCGTTATGCATCGGTAATAGTATGTCGTATGCCCGGATGTAGGATAGACCACATCGCCGACCGCATAAGCGTGCGAGGCTTGCCACTCCTGCGCAGCTGTATCCCATGCGGCATCCTTAGAGATATCCAGCGTGATAGCTGCCTTTGACTCATAGCCATTACCGCCTACATTGACGAGGATATACGCAGGAGACACCAGTGCAGTACGCGTAGCTGCATCGGTATGGAACTGACCGCTCCGATAGTAGAAATTGTACATATGGGCCGCCGCGATGCTCTGTACCTTCTCGAAGATATTGGCGTGAGCATCTGTTGACGTATTATGCTTTGCAAACACCTTGGCGTGAGCATCTGTTGACGTATTATGCTTTGCAAACACCTTGGCGTGAGCATCTGTTGACGTATTATGCTTTGCAAACACCTTGGCGTGAGCATCTGTTGACGTATTATGCTTTGCAAACACCTTGGCGTGAGCATTTTCGTTATTTTCATGCGCGGTGCGCCCCGTATCAAATTCGACCGCTTCATCGCCAGAGAATTCAGCCAGAAGCGTATTGCCGTCTTTGATGGCGAGTGCCTTGCCCGCGCCGACGACGCCTTTATCCTCATTGCGCCACACATTCGACGCCGTGCGGAAAGTGAGTACCTGTCCATCTTGCAGCTTGTTGATCTGCACGTTAACCCCAGCAAGCTGCCCCGCGTTGCCCGACACATTGACGGGCAGGACACCATTGGCATTGAGTGGCACAAGCTTATTTGGTGCGGTCGCCAACGCTCCCGTTTCGGGGACAGACAGATCGGATTTCGTCAGCACGTCATCATGGCCGATGAGGTCATCGATATGCAGGCTCAAGATAAGGTGCCATGCATCAGACTGCCACATATAGACACGACCATTATCCGTGTCCCAGTACACATCACCAGACGTATTGCCGACCTGCGGGCGGCTAGAGATACTGCCAGCAGACTGCTTGCCGAACGAGTCAGACCGCATACCGCCGTTCTTTGCGACGTCGAAAAGGTACAGCCACGCATCGTTGGCCTTGTTGCGGACATAAAATTTATCATCTTCAACCTTAATCTGATACGGTTCCGGCTCCACCTGCTCCGTGCCTACCGAGTCATGCGTCCTGATGTTATTCAAGAACTGGTAGATTCTCGGGATCTCAGCCATATATTTCAAAGCAAAGTCGCTTAGTTTATCGCCGCCTAGACGATAGTCCAGTATATTTTTCTCAGTTAGTTTTGCCATCATTACACCTCTACTATGTCAAAAGCTATCGAATTGAATACAGTGACACCACCACTCCCGTAGGCCGATGTGTGGATACTTTTTTCGCGGTCCACACATCTCGTCTCTGAGCGGTACGTGCTTTGCAAGGCAAGAGGTAACTCACTATCAAGAAGTTCTTCCGGGCTAAGATACACCTCTTCCGAGTTTGTCTCCAAAGCCCTTGATTGTATTGCGAGTACGCCTAGCTCACTGTTGTATATGGTCCCCGAATTCTCATAAATCCATTCTGCACTCTCTGGTTGCGTAATACTTAGTCTTACACGTCCTACATACAGCGCTTCACTAGCATAGCTTACATGAAAAGGCGTCGTATCAATACGAACACGCTTTATCAGATAGTTATTATCTGACACCAGCGTCTTTGGCTTAAAACGCCATAGCATAGTATTGCCATCGTCACTCTGCAAAGACGCATCAAGTACGTACAAACCGTCATGCTTCAAGAAATAGATGGAACCGTCCGCTTCTACTGCATCCATTACGTAGTCGTTGTATTTGCGCGTGAACCACCCACCTGTGTTTGCATCGAGAAATAAAAACGACCTCGTGCCGCCCAGTAACCATACTTGGTTGAGGCTTGGCAGGTACCGCAGGCGCACCGTCGGCAGGCTTATGATATCCCGATAAATCTTCTGGCTGATATCTCTTGCCATCATGTCGCCGTAATCGTCGGTGACACTAACAGCCTGCATCTTCGCCCGCCCAAGAGCCAACGTGCTGTTGCCGAGTGCGACGCAAGCGTGATAGCTCTTGCAGTCAATCTGCCTGCCTATCTCAGATAATGTCCAGTTTGGGAAAGCCCCAGCTAGATGATAGGCGTGGTGGTTATCCTTGAAGATCAAGATATCCGACGACAATGAGCAGACGCCGACAATCTTGCCGCCATCCTTATAGCCGACTTGCAGCCACTGAGAAGAGCTAGAATCATTCGAGTCATTCGTCCATGCCGTTTCGTCACCTATGGCGGAGCATTTCAACACATCGTCGTAGAATGTCCACACACGCCCTTGCTTGATGAATACACCCCGACACACATCTGGTGCATTTGTAATCGTCTCAAGCGTGCCGCCATGATAATACTGGAGCTTGCCGCCCGAAGCAATAAGGACACCATCTTCCCACGCTGCATACTGTACTTCCGATTTGCCGGTCAGTTTCCCTTTGCTCGTGAGCGTTCCATCTTCAAGCAGGTAGATATTCCTGTTTGTGTCCGTGAGGAGCATCTTCGACTCAATCGAATCAAAAATGATATTGTCAAACGATACATCAGACGACTTGTATACGGCGCGGTCTCCTGCCACCGTCTTGAGCTGTCCGTTGTATATCTCAACATTGATGGAACGTGACAGCTCGTTTTCCGCGATACTTTCCGGCGCGTCCGTCGTATTCAAGCCACCTGAGAAGTCCGAGAATCTTACTGTCTGCTGGTTTGCATGTTCGCTTGAAATCCTCATAGAATCTCAGTCCTTCCGTAGTCCCTGCGGATTCTTGGCTGGTCCCACACACCATTGACCGTAACGCCAGCCGGAAGCATGTTGAGCGCATACGCCTCAATCTGCTGCGTGATTTGTGCAAATAACTGCGATTCCTGAGACTGGTCAAACTCGTCCGTGAACTTCGCACGGATGCCGACATACTCGACGAGGAAGTCATCCAACTCGTTAAGGAATGGTGACTTGTCATCCATACTTGTCAGCAGCTCTTGGTCCTTGATGCCGACAACCTCAATGTCAACATCCTCATCAGGCACAGGATAGAAGCCGAGCGTACTGTTGCCCACGATGTAGTAACAGATTGGTCTACCCGACCGGCTTAAGTCGCTGATCCTTCTCCTGTCCTCACGGGGAACCGCCTTGCCGCCCACACGCACCTCGACGACGCGAGAGAGCCGTACCGTCACGGACGATGCATCTGTAAGCGCAATGCGGGACACGCCAGCTGGCAGAGTGCCGATGTAGTCATAGTCCTGAAGCAAATCTGGATTTGTGTCCATGATTGTCCGGCGCAAGAGCCGGATGCCGTCATTGATGAACCCCAACAACATCTCATCTGAAAACCCTGTCTCCTGCTGATCGTTGACATTCCATCGCACTTTTTCAATGATATTGCTTGCTGTCAGCACAGTCTCACCACCTTCGAACAAAAAAGGCAGAAGCCTAATTGCTCCTGCCCGTGAATCCATATCTTAGTCTGCTACCGACGACGTGATGACGTTAACGCAACCGAAGTCCGTCAGGTTAGTTCCGTCAAACTTGAACTGCGTCTTTGCAATGCCGAAGATGCGACCGAACGCGAAACCAACCTGATTATCGTAGTCGAACGTATCTTCATTCCAGGTTGGATTGTTGCCTACGGCCATGACTGCGGCCTGCGCACCAAGGAAGAGTGCATGGGACGTCAGCGTGTTCGTTGCGCCCTTTGCTTCGCGAATGATATCGTTGCTCTGATGGACAACGACACCATCGTACATGCCGAGTGCGCCGGAGAAGATCGGGTTCTTCTCGCCGCGAACGTTAGCATACTGCTGCGCATTGAGCCACTTCTCGTCGGACATGAGGTCACGCGCCTGATACTGGTCGATGACGAGGACGTAGGTATCGCGGCCATTAACCTTTACTGGGCGAATCATCGTATTCTTGTCGGCCATAGCGATACGCTTAGCCTTGCCGATAATATCCGCAGTAAATTTGTCGTCAGCCGTGATAGCGCTCTCTGCCGTCTTACCGCCCGCAAAGCATACGCGGTCTTTCGTCGGGTCCGTCGAGAGTGCCTTAAAAATCTTACCGTCGATGGTATTGGCCAGCCAGTAAGACAGGCTCGTCTTCGCATCCTTGCGCATATCAATCTGCGTCTTCTGTTCATCCATCTTGCCTTTGAGACGGACAGCGTTGCGCAGCTGGTCAATCGTTACCTTGAAGTCACGGTAAATCAGCGCTTCCTCGTTGCCCTCCAGCATATCATCGCCGGTGATGCCAGCGCCCTTGAGTTTCATGAGCAGCGGGATATTGATGGTATCGCCATCGCCTTTCTGAAGCTCCGTGCGAATCTGGATAATCGAGTCAGCCCCCGTACCAGTGAATTTGTCGAAGAAGGTCTGCTCTACGCCAGCCTTCCAAGTGTCTTTTGCCCATGCCTGCTGTACAAGAGCAGGTGCAATCGTGATAGTAGTATTTGCCATTTCTTTTCATCCTTTCGAGCCGCGAGGCCCGCACAGGATCACTTTGTCTTTGCCGAGAGAATCATGTTGCGGTACTGCTCGGGGATATCGCCCCACGGTGTAGTCCGCATCATCTCTGCAAGCGTTTCGCCAGTGACGGCACCACTGTAGCCAGACGTACCGTCAACCTGTCCTGCGCGAGGCATACTCACTGCCTGCTTCATCTTTTGCTTCGTCGTGTTCTTGCGGGCGGCCTGAGCAGGATTCTTCTTCCTGTACGCCGCCTTTGCGCTCTTGAAATAGTTCTGAATGAGCATGATGTCCGCGTCGTTCGCAGTCTGTCGCTCGATACGAGCGTACGCCCCTGCGATGACAGGCTGCTGGGATGCCGGTAGGCTCTCGAAGAACTCGTTCGTCGCGAAATCCTTTGTCTGTTCAAAGTCCGGCTCCTGCATCTCCTGCTGTGCAAAAGTATTGTAACCATCGATATTCTTCTTGTGGTTATCGAGGAATACCCTAGTGCGTCTCTGCTGCTCCTGCTGTGCTGCGTAAATCTGCTGCATGATAGCTACTTCTGCATACTTCCTTGCAGTCTGATACTGCGTCTTACGCGGATCGTCGTCGTCCATGTATTCCATGGCGTCAACGTCATCTTTGCTCAGCCCCGTCATAGTCATGGCCTGCTTGTCGACGGTAGCGTCAAATGCTTTCTGCACATCTGGTGTAAATCTGAGCTGCGGTGCAGGTGGCTGCTGTACCTCCTGTGCCGGTGCCTGCGGCTGTTCCTGCTGGACATTGCCGGTGGGCTTTGCCTGCTTCTGCTGGGCTTCCAGTGCGGCAAGCCGCTCTTCCAGCTGCCTGCGCTTATCCACTTCCTGCTTGAAGCGAGCATACGGAATCTTAGTATTTGGGAGAGGTGCTGCCTCTTCAGGTTTGTTGTCGCTGTCCTGTTCAGCGTGAGACTCGTCAGGTGCATTGCCCTGTTCCTCTCCTTCGTCTTCCGTGTTCTCGTCCTGACCAGCTTCCTGCATGATCTCGCGGGCGGTGTCCTCAGACAGCCCTGCCAGCTCGTCGGGAATCGCTTCCTTCTGCTCCTGCTGCTCTTCTACTGCGTCCTGTGCTTCGTCCACTACAATCTTTTCGTCGTTGTTGTCCATGTCTATGACTCCTTTCCGTTAACGTGCGGTGACGAGTACGCCCTTGTCGATGGCGGCTCGAAAAATATAAATAAAGCGCAATGCGCTCATTTAACTACGTTGTAGAGTGCGACGATTGCATCCACGGCTTTGTAACGGTCGCCCGCGTTGCCGTGCATCACGTCGTCACAGATCTTGATGCCGAGGTCAATGCAATGCTGCTTGAAGTCCTCAGCCTTATCTTTTGCCGGTACATCCGGCGTTGATGCCTTTGGCGTATCAGCCTCCGGCACGGTCTTGCGCGTCGTGCGCGTTGCCATGTCTCATTTCCTCCTTTACATTGCAGGCCCCTGCCCAGCCATAAGACTCTGCATTGCGGCCTGCGTCATCGCATTACCGCCCGCCTGTGGCTGCTGAGACTGTTGCTGCTGTTGCATCGCTTGTGCGAGCTGCTGTTGCTGCATCGCCTGCGCCTGTTGCTGTTGCGCCGCCTGCGCCTGCATCTGCTGAGCGAGCTGCGGGAACATCTGCTGCACCATAACATTGACGGCATACTGCGCAATCTGCGGGTCAATAAGCCCCTGCTTCGCCGCCATCGCAAACTGAATCGGGAGCGGCGCGTCTTTGAACGCGATACTCTGGTTCATGTTTTGGTTCTTAATCATCTCAAGCTGCATCTGCTGCTGTGCAGTCTGCTGCTGCGCCTGCTGACGCTGCTGCCAACGCTGCTTGATATCCTCTTTGTTCGGCAGGTCTGAGAGGTCGATGATGATGTCGAAGATCATATCACCCGGCACGCCGAGGTTCTTGACCGCATCGACGAGGCCCCACATCTGTGCCTGTCGCTGTGTCGTGCTTGCCTGTGTATCACTAACGACGATATCGAACTCGCCCTGCGACAAGTCGTTGAGCGTAGCATGGATAGCGTTACCGAGCGGGTCCGTCTGGATGACCTGCTGATTGACGCGGATAAACTGCTGTCCATTCGTGCCCTCGACGCGATAAACCTTGTCCTCCGTGTAGAACTGCGGAATAACGCCTTTGTATCCGCGCTTGCCCCACAAGAGATAAGCCACCTTCTTCTTTGCATCACGGAGATGGTCAAACATCGGCGCGATATGCGTGATAGCCTGTTTCTGCTTCAGCTCGATCGCGCGGCCCGACGAGCTGGACGGGATATCTGTACCCATCAGAGCCTCGTTGATACCGCTGATTGCAGTAAGGTCCGCCGTCGCCTGGCTCTCAGCTTGGATGACTGCCGCAGGTGGCTGCTGCACATTGCGCTCCATGATCTTGCCCTGTGCGATTGCACCCGGGCGGACCTCCGAGAAGTGGCCCGGCACATTGCCATTGCGCTTGAAGTCACTTTTCTGCTCAGGCGTCATCGCATCGGCCTCCATCCAGCCGCCACCGTTGCCAGAAGTATTGAGGATGTGTAACGTCTGGATGCGCCGCTTATTAATCTCGCGCTGCGGGTCTTTGAGGTCACGCACGAACCCGGCTGGCAGGTCATCCTCTCCGAAGTAGTAGCACGTGATCGGCACAAGTGGGAATTCACCGTGCTGATAAGGGCTCTCCATATCTTCGAGCAAGATGCGGTCGCAGAAGGCCGCTACACGCACCTTTGTAATCATGACTGTGCGCTCGCCTTCGATGAGTCCGCTCAGAATCATCTCCGGCGTCACATCAGACTGCGGTACCGTCGTGCCGTCCGACAAGATGTAGAGCGACTGGCGCTCCTTTACCTTGTACCAGCACTCGACGAGTCGAACCTTTTGCAGCTCCTTCTTGTACCAAAGCGGGTCCTCTTGCCGCCCGTCCTCCAACTCAGCTGAGTCATAGACAGCGTACTGCGCCTCAATATCGCCCTTGTGCTCTGGATAAATCTCCTCCAGCTCGTCCTTGTCCACCCACTTCGCGCGGCAGATGTACTTTGCATCGGAGAAATCCAGTTTGTGCGCTTCCGGGTCTACGTAGACGCCGAAAGGATCCTCGCGCTTGACAAACGCCTCACCATCGAGCATGTCGTCGCGGAATTTGTAGCCGACTTCCAGCCAGCCGAGGCCACCGATAGCCGCATCGAGAAAAGCCGCCGACTCTTCGCCGTCATATCCGCACTCATCCAATATGTACTTCGTGATGCCCTTGCGCACCTGACAGATATTGATATCGTCGCTCGTGCGTGGCAGGAAGTCGATATCGTAGCGGTTGAGCCGCTGATAGCCGGACAAGACATTGATAAGCGGCTTGATGCGATTGATCGTGATAGCCGGGCGGCCGGACGCTTCCAGTGCATCCTTGTCGTTATCCGTCCACTGCTTGCCCGCGACAAACTCATAGTCCTCGCGTGCTTCATCGCGCCAGTCCGCCGCCGCGTCTACAGCCTCGCGGAACCATTGCCGGAACTTGCCGATTTGCGTATCCTGCTGCAACGCCTCGGCTTCCGTATTCTCATCGCTCATTCTCTCACCACCTTCAATGTCTTTTCACACTGTACACGGGAAAGTATTTCCCCGGGGATTTTTGATACTATGTTTGGTTTATGTCCTTGCACCATGTACATTACACGGTCCAAACGCTTGGCTTATGCTCCCTGCGCCACCTGTCACGCGGCTTCTCCGGCTCGGGTTCCTCCGGCGACCACGGGCGGCTGAGACATGCGTAGGCAACGGCATCCATGATGTGATCCTCTGCCGTTGTGTCGTACGTCTCGGGATTGTGTTTGTCGTAGCCGAGCATTGGTATTGTACGGATAGAGTGGATGCAAGACGCGAAGAAATAGATGGCGGGTTTGCGCTTGCCGTCCTTTCCCTTGCGCCCGATCAGCCGCTGTTTGAATGCATTGGCGCCCTCGACGCGCCCCTTCGAGCACTTGCCGAACGTCACCAGACGATGTGAGAAGAGCACATCATTCAGCTCCTCCGCTATCGTCGGCCCCGTGACACCGGTCTTTGCCCAACACGCACTATCGAGTACACCATACATTACATCCTCATCGCGCTTCTCCAGCTTGATGATACGCTCGCCAACCTGCTTTGCTGTCTCCTCTGTGCCGACATTCGGCTTGCCGCCCCAGCCGTACAGCTCTCTGTAGCAGTACATATTGCCGTCGTAATCAACCGCCCACCACAGACAGGCGTAGGGATGCGTGCTGCCCCAGTCCATCGAGCGGAACCGCATCCACGTGCCGGGTATCTCGAACGGCTCGATAACGTGAAGATCACTGCGCCACGACTTGAAGAACTGCCCAGCTGCCAAGCCCCAATCGCCGAGCCCGGCAACCCTGTAGCGCTCCGGGTCCGTCTTGCGCATCTCCTCAAACATCGCCAAAGACTCCGGCGACAACCACTCATTACATTTGTACGTAGTAGTCATCGCCAGTACATTGTCATGCGGCGCGTCGAAGAAGCGTGCTTTCAGCCAGCTAGACGAGTCCCAAGGGTTAAACGTGATAATCCACTGAAAATAGTAGCCTTCTGGCAGCTCGCCTCGAAGCGACTCATCGAGATACTTGAAGCCCTCTTCGTCGCACTCGTATGCTTCTTCAAGCCATGCCCAGCACAAAATACCGCGTGGCACGGTGATAGACGTGATCTTCATGCTGTCATCCATGCCGCGAAAAAGTATCTTCTGCCCGGTCGGGATATACTCAAGCTCCAGCGGAGACACGCGATATTTCCAGTATTTGTCTACCCCAAGGCGATGTATCGCCCACCTCAGCTGCGCGAAGCACGAGTCTTTGAGCGTGCTGGCCGTCTTGCGCACGACGAGCGTATTCGCAAGTGGATACTGCATCATGCGCGTGATGATCTTGAGTGCCGCCGTTGTCGATTTCTTGCTCGCACGGCTGCCCTTTAAAACAGCATAGCGCACACAAGTACGCCAAAATTCTTCATATCCGCCGCCGACCACATCTGAGAGAGATATCTCTCGGCGTCTCATCGCGCTCATTTGTCATCAATCCCGATGTCATCACGCAAGACGACCGGCAGTTCTACGTGACCGGAGAGATCCACATCACGCTTGTCGCGGAACTCGTTCGGCTTACGATTCTTGAGCCAGAATATCTGCGCCGTTACGTCCGGTACAATCTGCTTCGTCACGCGCTTCGTTACGCGCATCTCTGTGATGCCTGTATCCTTGTCTGTGACCGGCTCCCGTGTGACTTCATCGTACTCGTAGCCGAGCGCGCGCTTAAGCATCGCATTCTCGACTTCACGATCGACGACTTCCTTGCCCTTTTTAATCGCCTCGGAAAATTCGGGGAAGCGCTTCTGCCATTCGTACAGCGTGTCTTGATTGATACCAATGTTATGCGCGATTTGCTCATTACTAAGACCGTCACGCGCCCAACCCTGCACTTTCAGTAAGCCGTCTTCCGTGATCCACTCTCCGTACTTTCCGTGCCTGCCGCGCTTACCCGCTTTCTTTTCGCTCATTCATCCTCACGCCCTCCATCACATCATTACATTCATGAGCACTGCCGCTCCGATTGCTGCAAAAAACAACATAACTTCTCACCCCTCTCACGCACTCTCCGTGATGAAGCTGCCCGCCTCGGCTTTCGGCTTCTTAATCGTAGTACATGACTTTGATGCCGTACTGCTTTGCGGCCTCGTGCTCCAGCTTGCATCCGCGATAGTCGCGCCAGTTGCCGATAAAGACCACTACATCGGCCGAGCTGAGCAGCTCGAATGACTTTCCGAGGAACCACAGCGGTTTTGCATCATGCGGCGCGTCTTCAAAAAAAGAGTCGATTACTTCTACATCTTCACCCACTTCTTTTCTTACGCGCTCGATTGCTTCACGACGCTCTTTCTTAATCTCTTCGTTCGTCTTATCGCGCATCGGCTGTGATACAAACACTCGCATCATATAAATCCCTCCACTTTAATTACGCACGAAAAAAGACTAGCCAATCGACTAGTCCCTTTCGGTTCTTACATATATGCGCCCTCAAAATAGGCGGTGCTATCTCAATAGCAGCTTACCCTACTAATATACCACATAAATAGCGGCAAAAACTTGCAAAGTTTCGCCAAATTTCTTCTACCATTCGTCGTGCCAGAAGATTTTGTAGCAGTACGCGAGGGCCATCTCATGCCGCCCGCAGACGATATGCTTCTTCTCTGCATCCCATCTGTACGCAATCTGCATGCCGTCGCGTCTGGCGTGTATCAGCTCGTCCCCTTGCGGCTCTACGATTTCCCACTCGCGCGACTTGAGATACAAGCACATATCGATGAGGTCTACGAGCTTTATCAGCCCGCGCCACTCCGTCTGCTCTTTCTTCTTGCGCTCCATCTTGCGTATGTCGTGTTGTGTCAGCTTCTTGCTCGTCGTAGATCACCCCAGATACACGACGAGGGCCTGCCGTAGTACAGACCCTCGCGTGTGTAAGAGATAAGAAATTATAAAAGGAGGTTAACAAATGCCGCTGAGAAAGAGAATCGGCATAATGGGGGTTGGTTGTTGGAGTGCCTTGCGGGGCTCGAACCCGCCTCTTTGCGCTATGCTACGCAACGTGCTGCCCATGCACCATCGGCACAATAAGCCGCTTCCACGGCTTATCCGTCGCACTCGTGGAGAGTTGTCAACGCTTCGACTTTTGCAAGCCTATGCTTATATAACAGTAGTTTACAACTTTAAGCAACCTCTTCATCAGACCGAATTACGTCCTGCAAG